CCTTAATCACCTGCTTGAGACCCATACCCTTCTTATAGGATCCTTTGCTCTTCATCGCCTTCATCGTCTTTTTGATATGGGCGATCCACTTATTAGCCATTTACAATTTAACGCATATTTGTTTTTATATTACGATGGATTTATCCCCTGTTTGAGGATTTTTATCGTATATCGGCGAACTATGCGCCATTGGCTGAAAAGATACACTGGGGGCGGGGAGTGTGGGACTCTTGTATGTTTGAGGTGTATAACGCAAAGATTCTGGTTTCAATACAATACTTCCCTGCTGAAACTCGCCTATATATACTTCCATCATACTATCTAATGATCCATAATTCATCAAATTCCACTGGCATCCATATCCAAATAAAATCGTAGGATTATTGTTTTTTAGATCTGGATCGGGATCCGGAACTACCATTGTGATATTTTGGCGATTAGAATTTACAAGCTCATTGTGATCGTAAGGTTGAGATGCTTGCATATAAGTTAATCTACGCAGATGGGATGTAGACCATGATAAATTTACAAGTTCTTCTATATGTGTTCCCTTAATATTTCCTCCTGATACAATAATCAATTTTTTATTTAAATTTTTGATAGGTTCTACGGCTAAATTTTTACGCTGGTAACTATATTCCGGTCCTAGAAGATATTTGCCTACCGTAGTTTTCAAAATTTCAGAGCATGCGTCCATAACATTACGTTTATCGGTATGAAACACCAAACTTAAGATGAATGGATCAGAAGAAACAGGATTATCTGTGAATGCAGAATTTGCAATGGATACACAACAGGAATCGAACGAAACTGTATTTTTTGCGTAGTCATATCCAAACGTTTCATTTTTTAAACCAACTACGGGTTTATCTTGTGGTCCAGCATAAACATCTAATTCAACTAATCTAGCACCTGCTTTGACAACTAAAGGAATAATTTCATCAGAAATGTAGTCATTTACGTAAGAAGATGGAAACGTAGAATACGCAGAAGAAGCAATATAATAATCACATAATCGAGTTTCATCGGGGGATCCAAGAGGAGCTAGCGCAGTTACAGTAGGATATACATTAAATGTTGATCGTGCTCTGGATAATGTTACTGTTGCAGATCCCATTGCAGTTGTATAAATGTAGTACAAAACAGCAATAATAAATAAGATTGCGGCTACAGTCATCCATGTAGAAAACCCAGACGCATTTTGTTGAAGTGTTTCTGGTAACTCCATTTACTATCTTACTTTAAAAAGAAGACGACGAAATAAAACCATAATATCATCCGGAACGCTTTCATCCATTGGAATTTCATTTAAGCAGCAATAATGATAATATAAGCAGTACATTCCGCATTCTGAATCCTTATATTGATGTTTTGTAGTATTATAAGTAGTTTCCATCGGAATTTCTTCTGACCATCGTGTCATTAATTTTTGGATTTCAGGTTCAGGTTTTCCAGCATAGGAATCAAAATAAGTGACTCTTTCTTGATTTGGACGAATATCACAATATACTGCAAACCAATGTTGACCGGGACCATCATGAACATCTGTATTGAAGACTATGCCAATTTGAGTAAACCCATTTTTTCTGAGATCTTTGAGTTTTAAAGAGCACAGTGTATTTACTAAACACTGGCCGGTTTTTGATTTTAGATCAAAATCAATTGGAATACATCCTAAAAATTTATACGATGGAAATAAATTCATATACTCTTTTTCAACACGATCAATATCGTCGGAAGTCAGCCATTCATTCGGTTTATTAATCCATGAATCCGGAGCTTTGGGGCGTTGAAACATATGAGCGATAATACATTCAGATTTTCCAGCCCTACACTTTTTGCGTAGTCGTTGCTTTAATGCAGTCCATATATCTCCAGTAATAGGAGTTTCATTTGGATGCTCAGAATTGTATACTGTTTTGAGTCTTTCAAGTGTTTTTTGATCAAACATCCCTTTATGAAAATGGATTTATAAATTTCTTGAAATATAAATGAAAAAGATGGACAAAACACCAAAACGTTCTCGTGAAGAAAAGGTAGCTCCTGGTGCACCTAAGAAGAAGCGTCGCAGATGTCAAGCATGTGTTGAAGAACAACCAAATCAACAAGCTCATTACGGTGGGTGCATGCCTGATCCGACTCTAGGCGAAACATGGGAAGATTTTAAGTAAAAATGGATTTATTTTTGAATTGCATGTTTGAAAGTAAAAATGGGGGACATTGACGTTCTTCGCCAGGAGGTTGATCAGTACAGGATTGTAGATGATAACATCAAGCGTTTGAATCGTGAACTGGCGAATGCACGTGAGCAACGTTCTCTGATTGAAGATAGGTTGGGAGTCCTTTTGGAAACTCCGCAATTCGCTCAATTTGAGAGACTGTCTGTAACAGCAGATAATTCTGTCATTAAGATCCGGCGTCCTCAGCAATGGGATAAGCCATGGAGTCTTTCTCGATCACAACTTTCTATCCTTCTCGATAGCTACTTTAATAGTACTCGAGAGCCAACATCAAATGAGTGTTTGCAATATATTGTCCAACGAAACAAGAAAACTTCATCTGTGTTTGCGCTTGAACGCGTAATCCCTGAGTAAGATAAATGGAGGGAGCTGGATTTTTTGATTCCATATCTTCAAAATTTTCTACTGGAGTACAGAGTGTTTCAGGTGCGTTAGCAACTGGTGTTTTAAGAGTGATTCTTTCTGCAAATTCAACTGTATTATCTCTATACAAGTCATCTGCAAAAAATATGGCGGCACGTAATCCTGATAGAGTTCCGCAGGCCGAAGAGTTTTTAGTTAAATTTTCTGCTGCTATTCGTGAGGGATTGGAAGAAGGAAAGAAAATTGCAGATGAGAGAATGGCTGCTGTAAATCAAAAATATCCTGTATCTCGTGGTGGAAAACGTACTTTAAGACGCAGACGTATTAAAAGATAAATGGATCTACCAATTTATAACCCGTATAATTCCCGGAATCGGATGTTTACCCAGAAGGATATACATGCGATTTTGAAAACACATTCGTGTAAGCATACTGTTAAAAATACTGATTTATTTCAAAATGCTATGATTCATTCATCCTATGTTCAGAGAACAGAATACACAACTCCACAAGGAGATCCTGCTAGATTAGCAGATAGACCTGAAAATTGTATCGAATTATTTCCAGAATCCTATGAGCGCCTAGAACATTTGGGAGACTCTATTTTAGGAGCATGTGTTGCCACTTACTTATCTGAACGATTTCCAGATCAACAAGAAGGATTTCTCACTAATTTACGTAAAGAAATTGTGTGTAATTCTATGCTTGGCGACCTAACTCAAAAGATTCGCTTGAACAATTTCTATGTTATTTCAAAACATAATGAAGAAGCGTGTAATGGCAGACACAATGGTAAAAAATTAGGAGATATTTTAGAAGCATTTATCGGATCTTTGTGGATTGATTGTGGATACAACTTTCAAGTTGTGTATTCATTTGTGGTTTCTCTAATTGAAAAATATATTGATATTCCTAAAATTCTTTTGAATGATACGAATTACAAAGATCAATTGCAAAAGTATTGCCAATTGACATTTAAGTATACTCCTACATATGCAATGCTTTCTGTGAATGATGGTATATATACGATGGTTGCTCTAGATCCGAAAGGAGGTCGTTTAGGATGTGGACAAGGATCTACAAAAAAACAAGGAGAACAAATGGCGGCGAGAGCAGCACTGCAATCATCCAAGTGAAGCACTACCCTAGTGAAACAGTTTTACGTGGAACACGTCTTGAAAGAAGTTCACGTTGTGTTACACTCTCGCCTTCAATAGCTTTCAGTGCTTCAGCTACGCGCTGAGGTTGGTCTGCAAATTGCAAAAGAAGTTGTGATCTAAGTTGTTCGCGACGCAATGGGGCTTTGGATGTACGAACACTTCGAGAAAGTGTACCTGTTCCATCACCTTCTAGAGTAAAATTATCAACTTGATTATCACGCATAAATATTAGAATATTTTCAGACAACTTAGTTTTTGCTTCACGAATTTCTTTTTGTCTTGCTTGAAGTTTACGTGATTCATCATCTAGTTCAATCCAAGACTTAATTATTTCTTTAACTTTCTCTGTGTTCTCCATTTACCTTTCTTGTTCTTGATCTTTGAAAATCCCCCCATAGCTGTTGGGCTTTTTGCTTGATTTACAGCTTGTGTAGCTTTAGTTTTTATGTTTTCAATCTGTTCTTTAGCTTTATTTTGTAAGTTTCCAACCGTTTCTAGAGCCCGATTATGTAATTCTTGACCTTTTGTTTGAGCTTTTGCCATTAATTCAGCACGTTTTTCGGGAGAACTTACCGATTCTTTAAGTGTATTTATAGAATTTTTAACACTTTCTGCATGTTCTCCAATTTTACCCTTCCAATATTCGGCGTCTGCTTTAGGATCTCCAGAATAATTCGGATCAAAGAAAACCATGTTTAGAAAATCAGCTAATCCTGGAAAAACACCACGAACTTGATCAATGAATTTTCCACGCTTTTTAGAAAACTTTTCAAGAAGTCTGTCTCCTGATTCCGACGCATTTTGTAACGCTGTTCCTATAAAAGGAATCAATGCAAATGATTGTGTAAATGCTTGTCCAAGATCCTTTCTAGCAACAAATAGAGCCATATTCATAAATATAAAAAAAGTAGAAAAGATATATCCTAGTACAATTCCAACTGTAGATGCTTCTGGAATAGGAGCAAATCCTAAAACTTGAGGAGTATATACTTGCAGAGATTTTGCAATATTCTTATTTAATTCTTGAGCCATATCTACTGCAAAACCGATGGATTGCCCAAACCCAGGAACATCTTCTTCAACAGTATGTAACGGAAATGCAAATGGTTCTGTAAAATCTATAACCTGTTTAATTTGATCAGGTGAAAACTCATACATAAATTGAAACCATCTCCACACAATCTTATCGTATGGTTTCATGCCTTCATCTCCACCGTTTTGCGCTAATAATTTGTATACTCTTTTTGCATCTTTTCTTGAGAAGAAACGTTGTTTTTTGTCTTTATCAAGGTAGACTGCGTTAAAAAGTTCATCAGAAGATTGAAATTTATGATCACGTAAAAATTTATATAATCCGAGTGTTCTTGCAGATTTTGTGGCAAGATCGTCGTTTTTTAAAGCCTTCTTTAAGAACTTTTGGATCTTTAGTTCATAGGGGTCTGTTGCCTGATTATCATACACCCACTCCATTATTTAACCTCATAGAAAACAAAGATATGGATGATACAGGCGAAATCAGCTGGAATTCACAACTTGAAGAGGTTCTTTCAAAAGAAGGCGAAA